TAAAGCAGCCGACTATGTTTCCAGTGTTTATCATTTCATGGCATATGAAATGAAAGCCAGTGACTATGGCAGTAAGTTAGAAAACAGCGACGTATACAGCGAAAGTGTTCGTCTTGCATTTGAACAAAAATTAATGGAAGCTAAAAAGCAGGCTGCTAAAGTTAAAAAAGATGCCGACAAAGTAGAAGAAGGTTGGGACGACATGCTTAAGGCTGTCAAAGATCGTGCAGGTCCTCAGCCAAGCGGTGGCAGCGGTGTAAAGAAAGGTTCACGTTACGGTGGTAGCAAACAGAAAGCAGACGACACTGAAAAGGATGACGAAGATGAAAAGCCGACGAAAAGTAAAAAAATTAAAGAAGCGGCTAAGCCAGATTATCTTGACTTCGACAAGGACGGTAATAAAAAAGAGCCAATGAAGAAGGCCTTAAAAGATAAAAAAGTCAAAGAAGATACGCGAGTTGCTATGCGACGCGGCCCGGGCGCTGACATGATCAGATACGAAAAAGACAGTCCTGCTCCAGGCGCAAAAAAACACAGAGATGATACAGCAAAGGCAGTAAAAGATCTAAGAGCGTCTGGTCAAAAACTAAAAAAAGATGACGAAAAGAAAGTTGGAGATAAAACTGTAGATCGTTATAGTAGAGAGAGTATTGAAGAAGGCAAATGTAATCATAGTTCTAAAGGCGAAAAGTGTCCGGTACACGGATTAAAAGAATGCGGTAGTATGAGCGAAGCTAAAAATCTAAAACAACAAGCAGCTATCGCTATTGCTAAAAAGAAGGCAAAATAATCATGGACATGAAAAAGATATTATCTGCTATAGACGGAGCGAACAAACCTAAATCAGATTCTTCGGATATGAAAAAGTTTGTGTCTATAGTAAACGAGTCTTCTACAAATAGATTAAGTATGGCCGAACAAATGGCTGTACAACATTTTCAAGAACCTCGTAAAGATATCACAAGTCCTGTATTAAACAAAGATAAAGATAGCAAGCCGAGTATGATTGGCAAATATTTCAAACAAATTGAAGAAGAATTAGCAGAATCAAATCAAAGATATAAGGACCGCGCTCAACAACTTGCAGAACGTGTCATTAATAAAATGAATGAAAGAACTGCTGACGTTGACTCAGCTGTGAAAGATTATCTTAGCAAGGGCGGCGAAGTTAAACAAGGCAAGGCACATAAACCACGCAAGAGCGAAAAAACCGACTTTGGTAGCAAACATATTGCTATGAAGGGTGAAATTGGTAAGGGCAAAGCATCAAGAATAGGAAAAGCTTCTAAATCTGATCCTACCGGTAAACCCATTGTCAGTAAAGAAGATTTAGATCATCTTATTAGAATCAGAGACAATCTAAATGAACAAATAGCTCAATTAGAAGAATACTATAGTCCTCCTCCAGGAGACAGTAGAAGTCCTATATCGGGACCCCATCAACCAGGGTGTAAATGTAAAGAAGTAGAAGAAGGTCTGCGCGATCCAAAAGATAACCCCTGCTGGAAAGGTTACAAACCTGTTGGTACAAAGAAAAAGAACGGACGCACAGTTCCAAACTGTGTGCCTAAGTAACACACCTTAGGACCGCTATGGTGCGTGGGCGGCTGCTGCCTTAGTGAAACGATTCGCTACCGCGTAACTTAAAAGTGAGCAAGAATTTTAGGAAAGTATTATGGGAAAAGTGTATAGTAAATTAGTTGAAAGTTTCGGTTATCTTGCAGAGGCACCGGTAAATGATACCGGTTATGATCCAGATAAAGTTCAGTATGCCTATCAAGACGGTAAGGCTAATCCTAATTGGCCAGGAAACAAACCTCCGGCAGGACCAGATACAAGTGATTATCGAGATCCTAAAGGTCTTGATAATGTAACCAATGATCCTAATAAACCAGTAGATCCTAATAAGAAAAAACCAGGAGGTTCTGGAAAAAATGCAGGAACTCGTGCATTTCAACATTGGTTAAACGCTCACGGAATTAAAGTTACTGTAGACGGTGTATGGGGGCCTGAAACGGCCGCCGGCAACGACAAATATTTTAATACAAATGTATATGGCAAGAAGATGCCAAAAGAACAGCAAGACGAATATGAAGCTATGCGAGGTGTAGGTACTGCTTATAATGTTAGAGTAACACCAGGAAGTGGTAATATGTATATTGGTAGTCCTGAGTATCTGTCTGCTATGAAAAAATATGGATATGATCCTAAAACTGGTAATCCAGTTGGGGGTACTAAGACATCTACTTCAGCAAATGCGTCGTCAACAGCTACGACACCTGCACCAAATCAAGCAGCACAGCCAATGAACGACAATGCGATAGTGGGAACATTATTCAAAGCAATGAGCGGTGCTGGAACAGACGAAGCTGCTGTATTTAGAGCACTAGGTGCAATTCAAAGTCCCGAACAATTTAAAAAAGTAGATGCGTTATATAAACAAATCGCCGGCGAAGATTTAATGGCGGCTATTAAAGGAGACTTTATGGGTAATGATTTGTTTAGAATACAAGATATGATGAAAAAATTTCAACCTCAAGCAGAGTCGGCAGAATTAGATATAATTCGAAAGCTTTCAGGAATGTAAAAAAGCCCCGGAAGGGGCTTTTTTATTAGTGCCAATTTCCTTGAAAACAATGTCTTACTTCATGACCTAAACTGTGCATAGTTGTCTTTTTACCGGTAATAACAGTACATTGATTACCATCGAAGAAACTACAGGCTTGTAATCCGTATCCAAATCCTTTATAACCTCTTTTACGACTTTCAGCTTCGCAGGCTTTTTGAACATCATCAACCGGAAGCCAAGTAATTGTGCTTTGACGAGTATAGTTTTTGGCAGTATCAAACGAATGATTAGGGTCATCGTTAAACGCTAATGCTTGACTATTAATTAACGAAAATGTTAAAATTACTGCAAATTTAGTTTTCATATAAAAAAGAATAAATTGAAAGTATGCTTACTATACATTAAATTGAATCGAAAGTCAATCTAATTTGGTAAAAGATTATTTGACTTTTAATTTTAATAAATTTACAATATTAATTTTATAGGAGTAAAAAATGAGCAGAATGTATGGTCCGGAAGAAAAATCAAAACTTGAAAGACTAATTAATGAGGGCTCGACTGTTTTGAGAGAAATTGAAGATTTACAAGAGGGGTTGAAAGAAACAGTCAAAGCAGTAGCAGAGGAATTAAACATTAAACCCAGTATTATCAATAAAGCAATTAAAATTGCACATAAAGATAATTGGAAGGTACATGAAGAAGAATGGGACGAAATCGAAAACATTCTTGGTGCTACAAAACATTTGCCTCAAGACTGATGAATGATATTGTTTTCAACATTTTTCAATGGATAAAAGATGATTGGAAATCTAATCGTTTACGTTTTGCTATCGAGCTGCTTGCTTGGCTCCTTAGTATTGGTTGCAGTATCACTATGGCAGCAACCGTGCCTAATCCACCGTTGCTTATTCTTTATCCTATTTGGATTAGCGGTTGTGCTATGTACGGTTGGGCAGCTTGGACTCGCAGGTCGTTTGGAATGTTAGCCAACTACATTTTATTAGTCAGTATAGATATTATTGGATTACTAAGAATGTTATGATAAAACCTTATAAAAAAATTTATATAGAAAATTTAGAAACAATTGCTCAGTCTTGCTATTCGATTATAGAAGATGCAGGTCTAAAACGTCATACAGATTTATATTATATTGACAAATTTGGAGAAAAAAATAAAGACAGATTTAGAAATTTGCCAGTGCTTAGAGATCTTATGACCTCACTTAATTTATATGATTATTGGTTTAGCACTGCCATTGTAGAAACTTATACTGATTTACGTATTCATAAAGATACAGGAGAATTTACTTTTAGTTTTAATATTCCTATACAAAATACTAAAGACACTTATACAGTATTTTATGAAACTATTGGACAACCAAAAAAAATGTATATACCTAATTCATATGTGGATTACATGTATTATCCTATTGAACAAACAACAGAAATTAATAGATTTGAAATGACAGAAGCAGCAATTATTAACACTCAAATAGCACATAATGTTTTGCATTGTTCAAAGGTTAAGCCTAGAATAGTTCTAGCTTTACGTTTAGACGGATCATATATTGCTGACGAAGATATGACAACTGTATAAATAACTCTTGAGTAAGGTTTAATCAGCCAGAAATGATTACGTTGGTGTTTGCGAGCCACAAATCGCATAGGAGAATGAATGTACGTAGACGCATACTTTAATCGCGACTCGGATATCATCAATGTTGTAGAACGCAACAATGAAGGTAAAAGAGTTTTCAAAGAATATCCTGTAAAATATACCTTTTACTATTCTGATCCTCGGGGAAAATTTACCAGCATTTATGGAGATCCTCTTAATAGAATAGTTTGCAAAACCAGTAAAGATTTTCACAAAGAATTAAAAATACATTCAAATAAAACACTATATGAAGCAGATATCAATCCGATATTTGTTTCACTAAGTGAACATTATTTAGGACAAGATGCTCCTAAATTAAACACAGCTTTTTTTGATATCGAAGTAGATTTTGATCCTGAAAGAGGTTATGCATCACCAGATGATGCGTTTATGCCTATAACTGCTATAGCCGTACATTTGCAATGGCTAGATGTTTTAGTTTGTCTTGCTATACCTCCTAAAGGTTTAAGTCTAGAAGAAGCAAAAAAACAAGTAGAAGAATTCCCTAACACACATCTGTTTGAGAATGAAGCAGATATGTTAGATACATTTCTTAATTTAATTCAAGATGCTGATATTTTAACAGGTTGGAATAGTGAAGGATTTGATATTCCATATACAGTTAACAGAATAACTAAAGTTCTAAGCAAAGATGATACTAGAAGATTTTGTTTGTGGAATTTGTATCCAAGAAAAAGAGAATATGAAAGATATGGCAAAACAGCACAAACCTATGACTTGGTTGGACGAGTCCACCTCGATTACCTCGAACTATATCGCAAATATACCTATGAAGAAAGACATTCCTATAGATTGGATGCCATCGCAGAGTATGAACTCGGCGAAACAAAAACACCATACGAAGGAACGTTAGATCAACTTTATAATAATGATTTTAAAACATTTATACAATACAATAGACAAGATTGTGCTCTAATAGACAAATTAGATAAAAAATTACAATTTTTAGATTTAAGTAATAAACTTGCACATGAAAATACAGTGCTTTTACAGACTACAATGGGTGCTGTAGCTGTTACTGAACAGGCTATTATTAATGAAGCACATCGTCGAGGATTTCAAGTTCCTAATAGAACTAAAATGAGCGAACGTGAAGATACTGCCGCTGCTGGAGCATATGTTGCCTATCCTAAAGAAGGAATTCAAGACTGGGTAGGATCATTAGATATAAACAGTCTATATCCTAGTGCTATTCGTGCTCTAAATATGGGTCCAGAAACTATTGTTGGACAATTACGTCAAACAATGACAGAAGAGTATATTCAAAATTTAATGGCCAAAGGAAAAAGTTTCGCTGCAAGTTGGGAGAACAAATTTGGAAGTTTAGAATATGATGCTGTAATGAATAAAGAAATTGGTACAGATATTACTATAGACTGGGAAGATGGAAAAAGTGACATACTTAGTGCTGCCGAAGTCTATAAATTAATTTTTGATAGCAATCAACCTTTTATGTTGAGTAGTAATGGTACTATTTTTACTTACGAAAAAGAAGGTATTATTCCTGGACTACTAAAACGTTGGTATGCAGAACGTAAAGAGATGCAAGCAAAATTAAAAGAATGTATTGCATCTGGTAATAAAATAGAAGAGGAATATTGGGATAAAAGACAATTAGTTAAAAAAATTAATCTAAACAGTTTGTACGGAGCTATTTTAAATCCAGGATGTAGATTTTTTGATAAACGAATTGGGCAAAGCACTACATTAGTAGGTCGACAGATTGCCAAACACATGGCTAGTAAAGTTAATGAAATAATTACAGGAGAATACAATCATGTTGGAAAAGCTATTATCTACGGCGATACTGATAGCTGTTATTTTTCTGCTTATAAAACGCTTAAAAAAGATATCGACGCTGGAAAAATTCCGTGGACAAAAGAAACCGTAACAATGCTTTATGATCAAATTGGCGAGGAAGTTAATCAAACATTTGTAAAATTTATGGAAGATGCTTTTCATTGTCCTAAAAGTCGAGGCGAGGTCATAAAAGCAGGCAGAGAAATTGTAGGGTCTAAAGCCTTATTCATCACTAAAAAACGTTATGCAGTTTTATATTATGATAAAGAAGGTAAACGTGTAGATACAGATAATAAACCAGGAAAAATTAAAGCTATGGGGTTAGATCTTAAACGCAGCGATACTCCTGAATTTATTCAAGATTTTCTTAGTAATGTATTAGAAATGGTATTAACAGGATCCACTGAACAAGAAGTTTTAAATTATATAAGCGAATTTAGAATAGAATTTAAAGCAAGACCTGGATGGGAAAAAGGATCACCGAAACGTGCTAATAATATTACCGAGTATGAATCTAAAGAACAACGACAAGGCAAAGCTAATATGCCAGGGCATGTAAGAGCAAGTATTAATTGGAATTCATTGAAAAGAATGATGGATGACAAGTATAGTATGAACATTGTAGATGGTATGAAAGTTATTGTTTGTAAACTAAAAGATAACCCATTAGAATACAGCAGTGTGGCTTATCCAGTAGATGAACTAAGATTACCACAATGGTTCAAAGATCTGCCTTTTGATCATGCAGAAATGGAGGCCACTATTATCGATAAGAAATTAGATAATCTTATTGGTGTATTACAATGGAATATAAGAAGCACCGAGCAGTCAAATACTTTTAATAAATTATTTGACTTTTAATCAAAAACCTAAATAAGTCATTAAAGGAGAAAATTATGAAGGATATATTAACAGATATTGTAGCACATACACATAGCTTAGGCAACATTCCCTTAGTTAAAATTAAAGGATCTGATGCAGAAACTTTGATTGAGTCAATGGCGGAAGATCGAAGTGTTATTATAAATGCTAGAACTAAATCTCCAGTAGTTGAGTTCGAAGGTATTTTTGGAATGCCGAATCTAGATAAATTGAATTTACATTTAAAAAATCCTGAGTACAAAGAGAACGCTAAAATAGAAGTAATACGTGCAGATCGTAACGGTGAAGAAATTCCGGTTAACTTACATTTTGAAAATAGTACAGGTGATTTTGTAAATGACTATCGATTTATGAATCAACAAATTGTAAACGAAAAATTAAAAAGCGTACAATTTAAAGGCGCACAATGGGATATAGAGTTTGAACCTAGTATGGCTTCTATCTCTAGATTAAAGTTGCAGGCAGCAGCACATAGTGAAGAAACATTATTTCAAGTAAAAACAGAAAATAACAATTTAGTTTTCTTTTTCGGTGATGCAAGTACACATGCAGGTAGTTTTGTATTTGAATCGAATGTAAAAACAAAACTAAAGCAAACTTGGAGTTGGCCGGTAAATTCTCTTATGAGTATTCTTAATCTCGACGGCGACAAAATAATGAAAATCGCAGATGTTGGTGCAATGATGATTTCTGTAGACAGTGGCTTGGCTAGTTACGATTATATCTTACCTGCTCAAACAAAATAGAGGAATACTATTATGGCCTCAAGAGAAAAAGATCAAGCAGATTTTGATTTAGAAACATTTATAGATTTATTTGACACAGCTATGAGTTCAGATAATCCTGCTGTACAAAAAGCACTTAAAAATTTAATTTTAATTAGTACTCTTGTAAATTCTAAATCAGATCATTCGTTAAAACAAGGACCGTTGCGTAGATTATTTGAGGATGTTAAACATCTTAATCAACGTGTTTCGAGTCTAGAAGTGGAAAAACAATATAAGTCAACTTATACTGCGCCACCTA